CGATCGCGCCTTTGATGTCGGGCAAGCCGACAACGTATGTCATGTTCGTGTCGCCAAAGCTCGTCACGTCGGCTTTGTTGCGCGCCTGCGACATGCTCCACTTGTTGAGCGATCCGAGGACTTTCGGTGTGCCCGGTGCCGTGGGATCGTCGATCGAAACCTGCCCGCGCGAGCCATAGATACGCATGATCGTTACCCCTTATCCGACGTGCGCCCGGCCCTGCCGGGATTGTCGAGCGCGGCGGCTTGCACGATGTAATGCGCGCCGCGATGTTGCCAACGTACCGACGTGTTCGCGGCGTCGGGTTCGTTGTAGTGAATGAGATTGCCGACGCGTTGTGTCCGCATCCACACGTACCCGCTGATCGCGAGCGGTACGTCTTGGAGCACGTCGTAGATCCGCTTGGCGGCTTGCGCGACGGCGAGCCCCGACGTGTTGAGCGCCACCGCTTTGATCTGGTAGCGCGTCCACTCCCACGCGGGCGATCCGAACTGGTACTCGTCGCCGCTCCCGAACACGTCGACGCGGACGAATCGTTGCGCGCCTTGCGCCGTCGCCGTGCCGAAGTACACGCCGTCTGGCATGAGCGCCGCGAGGGTGGCGTCGTTGATCAACGCCGACACGAGCGCCGCATCGATCGCGGCGGAATCAGTCAGTGTCGAAGGCACCGCTCACCTCGAATCCGGCATTCGTCACCATGGCGGCGAGCTCTACGTTCATCGCTTGCCGGTGCGACTCGGCGATCGCGAGCAGACTTTGCGATCGGTGCGCCGGTGCCGCGCCTCGGTTCCACCCTTTTTGCGTGGTGCGGTTCTCGGTGCCGTACTCCCAGAGGTGCGCCTCGGGTGCCGTCGAGCGCACCGCGATCGCGAACTTGCCGTCCTCGTGCACGTCCTCGGCTTGCTTCACACCGGCGCGCATCTGGCCCTTGCCCGCCGGGTACCCCGCGACGGTTTCGGCCTCGGTGCCGTCGGCGGCTTTTTGCACGAACGGCCGCGAGGCGTCGGTGAGCCCGGCGGGGATCGCGCCGAGCGCCTCGTAAAACTCCGAGAACCCGTCGAGCGTCACTTTCACACTCACGGTACCGGCGCTCCTCGTTGCGGGCGCGGATCGTGATCGGTGACGTACTCGGCGGCCACCGCTGTCATCGAGAACCGGCGGGCGTCGTCGGCTTGCACCGAGAGCACGTCAAACCGCCGGGTGCCGCGCTCGGGATCGTCGAGAAACATCCGGCACACCGAGGACAATTGCGGGTGATAGTCACCGTGTAACCGATGCGTGGCGAGCGTTTCGACGGTGCCCGCGACGAGCCGCTCTTGGTTCGCGGCGGTGACGGGCTCGATCGCGCAATACCACGTTGGCGGATCGATCGGCGTCCACACGTCGACGAATCCGCCGTCACCGTCGGGGATCGGCGATCCGGCGGCCTCGATCCGCACCACGTGATTGCGTGCGCCTCGGGAGACTTTCATGCGAGCGCCGGATCTCGCTGCCGCATCAGCAGGCGTTTGATCGCGTTCCACGAGGCCGCGTCGCTGTCGTTTGGTGCGCCGTCGTCGCCGCGATGCTCCCAATAGTTCGTGAGGAGGAGGAGCACGGCTTGTTGCACGATCGCGGGTACGTTGGTGGCGGCCACGTCCCACGCGGGATCGGTGCCGCTTTTCAAGTAGTCGCGGATCGCATCCGAGGCGGCTTGGATCTTGGACGTGAGATCCGTTTGCGCCTCCGTCGACAACGGCAAGGCGATCCGGAGGTGATAGGCGGCGGTGGCGGCGTCGACGAGTGGCGCACCCGTCGGCGGTGTGATCACCGGGCGCAACGGCGGATCGCGCGGCACGTCCTCGGGATCGTTCGGGTATTCGCGCGTGCTCACGGCGTTACCTGCGAGGTGTTCGCATCGGGCGGCGGCTCGGGCGCGGCGGGTTTCGCGAACGGATCGGCGGCGTCGCGTTTCGCGAGCGCCTTAAGGCTGAACATCTGCTGCTGCATGTACGGCGTATCGCCGCCCTCGACGGGCCCGAGGCCGAAGTACTTCGCGCGCGCCTCGTCGGGCGACATCCCGCCGGAGCCGATCGAGTCGGCCGCCGCTTTCGTGCGCGTCGGCGTATCCATCCAAATCAGATCGTCGATATCAAACTCGGTGCCGAGGCTCGGGCCCGTCGCGAGCCCGTCGTCGAGGCACGATTCGCACGCGAGCAGCAACGCTTGGATACAATTCGCGTAGTACTGCTGAACGAGCGTTTCGGCGGTGGCGTGGTGCGGCGTTTCGCCGATCCCCACCATGTACGACGGCACGTGGAACACCGAGCAGATGTCGAGCGCCGAGAGCTTTTGCTGTTCGATGAGTTGCGCGTCAACCGCGCTCATCGTCATCGCGGTGTATTTCAAGTCGTCGCCGAGCACCGCGATCTTGCCCGCGTTCGTGCCGGTGAAATTTGCCGAGAAGTAATCTTTGAGGCGCGCCGCCGTTTCGTCGCTGATCTCGCCGGGCGCGGTGAGCACGCCGCCGGGTTGCGAGCCGTTCGCGAAAAAGCTCGTCGAGTTCTGTTGAATGTTGATCCCTTGCATCGCGGCGATCCCGCACGCGTAGATCGGCGAGATCCCGATCAGCGGGTGGAACAACGGACACATGCGATCGTGAATAATTTCGCTCGCGGGCACCATCTCGGGCGCGTTCGGGTTGAGCGGATCGGCGGTGCCGGTGAGGCGATCGAACCCGAGGTGGTAGTACACCGATCCATCGTTCGCGACGTAGACGCGGACTTTGAGCGGATCGAGGACGTAGAGCGCGACGACGACGTTGCGCGCGTCGCGGACTTTGAGCACGTACGTATTTCCGGCGGTGAGTTTCGAGACGATCCACTGCTGAATAAATTGCAGCGTCGTCTGGTAGCGGTTCGGTTTGCGGAGGACGGGCGAGTACGCCGGGTTCGTGGTTTCCTGCCACAAGCCGTCGTTGTCGATCGCGACGAGCCGCAGCCGGAGTTTGGAAATATCGGACGCGATCAGCGTCACGCACGAATAGACGGGCCCGCTTGTGAGCACCGTTTGTGCGCTGATCTCTTGGTTCTGTTGCCATGCGCCGGTGTACGGCTCGCGGATGATCCACGGGTACCAGCCGCCGCCGCCTCGGGCAGAGGAGACGGGCGACAGGCCGCCGTCGGCCTTTTTCACCGAGAAGTCGTACCCAAAGGCGCGCATGGTGGAAGCTCACCGAGCGCGGCCCGCGCCGGAGTCGACGCGGGCCCGCTGCGGATTTACGCGCGGGCGGCCTTTGAGCCGCCGCCGCCGCTGGCGTGGTGCGTTTCGGTGGCACCGAACGCGGCGAACGCGGGCGATGCGACGGCCCGAACGGGCGTGTACACCGCACCCGTCACGAGGTGCACGGCTTCGATCTTCGCGCGTTGCCAGTTCGCGAACTCCTCGGCGCGGAGGCCAACGAGGTTGTTCTGCCACAACGAGACGAGGACGGTTGTCGCGTCCGTCGGGTTCATAGGCGCGGAATCCATCTGCACCGAGGCCTCGCGCGACACGTCGATCGTCACGCCGCCGTCGTCGGCGTAGAGGATGTACGGCGCGGCAAGGGCGATGATCATCTGCCCGGCGGCCTGCGAGGTGATCACGCGCACGCCGGAGATAAAGCCGCCGAGCGCCGTCATCTGCGGGAACATCGAGGAGCCGGTGATCGTGACGCTCATCGTCAACGCGAACGCGTTCACCTCCGACATAATCACCGTCACCGCCGAGAGCGGAATCTCGGCGACGGTGAACGCCGACATCAGCGCATAGAAGTCGCCGATCGGATCGTTCGTCGACGGGATCGCCGTCACGCCGTTCGTGATCGAGGCGGGCGAGACGTTCGGCTGCGCGGCCTTCGCGGGATCGATGAACTGTGAATCCAGAAACCCGCTGATGCCCTTGATCATGTCGGATTGCACGAGCGCCTCGGCGTCGGGCGACGAGAACTTCGCGAGCTCCTCGGTGATCACGATGATCCCGGCCACCTTGGAGAACGTGAGCGTCGTCGCCGCGAACCCGAGCTTGGTAACAGGTTTGGCGAGGCCTTGCCCTACCCACCCGTACGAGCCGCCCGCCGTCTGCATCGGCACCGAGACGTTGAACGGCACGCGCCGCAAGTCGGGGATCTTGCCGATGATGGTAGCCGGGCGTAAGAGCTCCATGAATTCGTCCGTCAAATTTTTCAACGGCGGCATCAACGGGCCCGCCCATGTCGCATCGGTGGTGGTGCCGGGCGGCACGGCGGCTTTGAGCGCGAGCACGATCTCGGGCGCGTCGCGCCAGCGGTACGCCGCGAGCTCGGCGGCGGCGGCGCGGTTGCCTTGCGTCGAGGCGAGCGCCATTGCCATTCGGACGAAATTGCGGCCTTTGGGCAGCAACGATTTGACTTGAATCACCGGCACCGTTGCGGCGGCGGCGGCCGGATGCTGGACGACGGCGGCCTTCGTGGTGTCGATCACCGGCGCGGCGCTCGCGCGTTGAATCACTTCGAGATCGCGGAGGCGCACGAGGTGCGCGTCGATCGAGTCGATCTCTTTTTTCGTGGTGTCGTACTCTTTCGTTTGCTCGCCGTCGAGGGTGACGTTGGCCTCGCCCGCCGTCGCCATCAGTTCTTTCATGCGATCGGCTTTGGTTTTCCGCGTGGCCTCAAAGGCGAGGATCTGTTCGTTCGTGGTGTGCGTCTGCATTTGTTTCCCTCGGTTTGCGGCAATTGCGGGTTCGGTGGCGGCCGGGCGCGCGAGATCAAGCGACTTGATCGCGGTGATCGTCGCTTCACTGTTCGCGGGCACGGTGACGAGCGAGAGCTCGCAGAGTTCGGTTTGTTTGAGGAGGAGCCCGCCACTTTTCAGGCGTTCGGCTCCGCCGGGCGCGACTTTGTAGCCGACGGATACCGCCGACAGGAGCCCGGCTTTGATCGACTGGCGCGCCTCGTCGACGCGATCTTTGAGCACGCCCGGCTCGGTGACGTTGGGCAGACTCGCGGAAAACGTGATGCCCGCCGCGCTCG